TGCTGATATGTCATTTCAACAAGACCGTCGCCGGTAACATTTTCACTTAAAATTGTGAGGTCTGGGGAAACGAAAGCGTCACTTGCAAAGTCAAACGCCAACTCACGCAGCTTACGCTGGTGAAACTGAATAAACAGAACGCGGTCATCAATTCTAATTGGTCGTGTTGTATGTACACCACGCGTCGATTGCCGAAGAACGCGAACGTTGGTTGGTGTTACAGCTTCCTCGTTGCCGCTTGAACCGAACGTAAATTCACCACCCGCCGTGCCAACAGCTAATGTTCGACCAGGCGATAGCCAATGAATAGCGTTCACTTTGTCAGTTGCAATCGTGACGGTAATGGCACCGTCATCTAATGCACTTGGTGCAAAGTTTTCAAAGTCGCCAGACCTACTTGCGAAGATGGTTTGCGGTTGATCGGTTGTTCCAGCAAAAAACAAACGCTGTTCAAAGAATGATACTGCACGGGGGAACCCGGTTGTCGTGCTAAAAGCACCTAAACGCCAGTTTGTTTCTGCCGTAGATTTTGCAAAGTTCTTGTTAACCGTTGCCGCCACTTCAGTTGTTGAGTTAATTCCAGTAATGGTCGCATTGCCCTGCGCAATACCACCGTCATCTATGAATTTCCAAGTGCAGGTGCCGTCTACAATTTCATCAAGTTCACCGCTTGGACCGCCGGAACTCGCAGATGACCCAGCTCTTACGCACTCATAAACGTTTCCAGAATTACGGCGAATATCACCAACAGAAAAAGACGTTGATGCTGCCCACTCATCTGCTTGATGCCCGATGCGAATTAAACGCCCGACATCAGTTGACAGGAAACCACTGCCACCGTTGACGCCAGTTGTTGACGACGCGGTAATTGTAATCGTACCCGTCGTCCCACTTGGATTAAACGTTGTCGTTGTAATGTTTTCGTCTAAATACGGCCCGTCCTCAAACGCTACGTCTGAGATTGTCCAGTTAATGTCACTTGTGCGCGAGAGTTTTCGCGGCTTGTGGGACGGGTGCGTTATAAACATAACATCGGCTGTTTGCGCGTATTGAATTGCAAACAAGTCAGCCGTTGGATACGGCGTTGCTATTTCCACAACGCGTGCTGCTGTTCCGCCGCTTGTGTATGTTGTGAATCCAGAGGTGTTAACGTTTGAGGCGTCTACGTCTTGTAACTCAAAAGTGTTCGTTGTTTTGTTGGCAACCTTAAAATATTTGCCGTTTACCTCAACCATCCCGGCGACATCTGAAAGAAACACTAAGTCTGCGTTATTGAACCCGTGACTCGTTGCCGTCACAACGCCGGGGTTCGCCTTAGTGATTGCACTTATGGTTTTGTTAGCCTCAAGGATAACGCCTTGATCTTTAAAAAACCGGAAATACTCATCACCGGCCTCAATGCAATATGCTTGCTCTGTCGAGAACTCAAACGGCAATAGCCGTGTTTTCTCGGAGCTAACTTTTACTTCGTTAACAAACTTCGTTCCTGGCCTGCGCGTTACACCGCCATGCGGCTGCACGATCAAATTTTGAACAGCAGCGGCACCGTTATTGTATTTGCCAAGATCAACACGGCCAAACAGGCGTGGGGATAGTTGCCCTGCCGTGAAGTTTGTTTGAATTGCTGTAACGCGTGACATCTAATTCCGCGACTCTAAAAAGTCTACTTCATCGACTGGCTGTGCTTCTTGCGCATCAATAACACGCGCACTCGCAATTTTGCGCCGGTACAATTCTTCCATGTTGGACAAAACTTGTTGACTTGCGGTTATGTCGTAAGCGACATCAGCAGCAAGGCGTAAGGACAAAACTTCAACAAACAAAACGTCAAAGATTGTCGGATCATCAACTTGACTGATGTAAACCATTTCTAGCGGCGCGGCAGCGTCCGTAACAATTTGTCGCCCTTCAACGTTCCATTCTTCAAGCGTATTCACTTCAATAATGCGCAAACAATCGGCGGGCCAATCAAACGCATTAGTATATTCAAACAGTGGTGCGGTTGTATTCGCAGCCAACGACGCACGCTTAACTGCAAAGTTCCATGCATGACTGCGCAAAACACTATCGCGTGATTGCTCAATCATTCGATTGCAAGCGCGCGCTTCTTTTGTGTCATCTGCCAAAGACGTAATTGGCTGCGCACCCAGAAAAGTAAGAGCGCGGTTCGAAATGCTCACAAGCGTGTTTGCCATTTGTAAGACCTAAAAAGGTATGGGGGGCCGAAGCCCCCCATTCCGATTAATCAACAACGTAAGTGATTGTGAAGCTTAAATCGCCAGCAGTGTCGCCAGCAGCATCAAACTTCAATCCGACAAGGAAATGCCCGCCAGGATCTGTGCTGTCGCCAGCATCCTGAAAGACCTTTTGTCCCATCAGATTTATGTTACGTGCTTCAAAAGCTACTTCCACAGGAACCGTTGTAGCTGCGCGCAGGTCAGTAATTGCACTTGCGTAGCAATCATCGTCCTTAGCAGTTACGTTACCGTCCGCTGTATACAGACCAACGTCGCACGTATTTGTGCTACCACTGTCGAGATCATCGGACATAAGACCGATGGAAACGATAGCAGCGTTCGTTGGTATCGGAGCAAGCATTACCGTATCCGTGGCACTAAGATCACCAGCGGCTAAAGCAATGGTTCCGCAAGCCACACGCATACTGCCGTGAAGGTTGGCAGTGTCGTTTGGTACGTGCGGAGTTGCAAGGAAGTTGCTGACAAGAGTTTGGTTTACATTAGCCATTTTTCAGCCCTCCTAGCTCGGATCGCATTCAATGAAGCCGACCAGTTCTTCTTGCATTCGGGTAGCTCCGATAGACATGCTCGCAAATACTTGCTGGGCATAATTTTTGTCATCGCGTTCCGATATGCGAACTGTTGGCTCTGCACCAAGCGCAAGCAAAATGCCTGGTTTGGCATAGAACAGAACCTTGTCGTCTGCATTTGAATCCGTGCCAATGCGTTGAGTACGGATAAAGTTGAAACCTAAGAAGGTGTCTACTTCGCCTTGCACTAACGCTTTGACGCTGTTGAAATCGCTCGATGTCACAGCCGTTTCTGCTAACAGGTTTTTAAGCTGTTTTGCATTGACGATCATGTACCGTTCGATTTCTGGATCAATGTCTGACGCATCAAGGATTTCCTTGGCACCCCGTAATTTCGCTACATTGAGTCCGACATCCGATGAACTTCCACCGACTTGAACGTCAACAATGTTAGCTGTGGTGAAGGCAGTAGATGTCGAACCATCAACACCCGTGAAGGCAGTGCCATCAGCGGCTGCTATGATCTCGTCATCCATCGCTCTTCCGAGGGCGTATGCCGCCTGTTCCGCATATGGCCCTGCGGGATCTATCAACATACGAATTTGGTCCTCACGGTCGATGAGATCTGCCCAATCAAAATCGACAAGGCTGACCCGACGACGGGCGTGAGGTACGTCAAGACGTGGTGTGTCGCTGTGGCGACTGGTGCGTTTTGAAGCAGAGGTTGTGCCTAGCTGCTCAAAAAAAGCGTTCTTGCCGGTAACCGTCTCTACACGAACGGAACTACGCAGACGCGAACCCTTCTGTTGAACAAGATGCTCGACATTTCCCCGATACTGCTCGACAAACGCGGTAGTGATTTGCACTGACATGTGCTTCTCCTATAGCGAAAGTTTAAGGGGTTAAAACGCGTTATCGGTTAATCCGGCACGTTATTTCCGCCGTCTTTCCGGCGTGTCATTGCGGGGGCCGTAGCCTTATCCGCTTATGCTGCATCTGGATGAACGATCTCATAAAGTTGAGTAAGGCGTTCGTTAAGAACACGATTCTCAGGATCGGTTTTATCCATTAGCCCACTATGGCTACGGATGCGTGCAATTTCACTGCGGGCAGCTTCTGGTGTCATTCCAAACGTTCCAGATTCTTCCGCATCTTTAAACTGGTTGCTGGTGCTTAACTCTGCACCAATCTTAGAAAACGCTCGGATCATTTCTGGATGATTACCAAGACCGCTTTGATTTAAAAGATTTGTCAATTCCTCCGACCCAAAAGCGCGAACAGCGCGACGCGCCATACCAACCTTCTCATCAAATGCTGTGCCGTACTCTTTTTTAATGTCGTTGTTCCAATCTTCAATCTGCCGTTGCTGGTCTAAAACAGCATTTGATTGCCCGTCCATCATGCGCTGTACATATGCGTCGTGAAGACGTTGTGCCATGTGCGCGGGTACTTTGGCCTTATGAGCTTCTTGGCGAAACCAATCTGACAATTCAGTAGAATATTCCTCGTAATTTTCTGGAACATTCAACTCATATTGGTCAGCAGTTTCTGGCGTTCCTAACCGCTCCCACCCTTCCCAATTTTCAACGTCATCACCGTCATTCGGTAACGCAATTCGATCCTGACCAATTTGCTTTTCAAGGTTGACATACGACTTCAAAGCGTCGTCCGCATTTTTCCAACCTTTGTTTTCCGCAAATGTTCGATACTCATCCGAAATCCAATCCGGTGTCGTCAATTCAGAAGTAGCTGTCGCACTTGTCGCACCGTCAGAAACAACCTCTTCCCCCTGTTCGTCTGGAACAGGGTTACCCGTAAGAACGGACCCTTCCTCACTCATCGATAACTCCTATACCTATTTTCATAACTTGCTCGTCATCAAGACCGAGGAACGAAATAATGCGACGCACCATGTCGCGCGTTCCCTCTAGATGATGAACCTCTTCGGAACTTCGCACGCCTGTAACTTGAAACAGTCCACCAGCTTTCATCATGTCGCGAAGAACGATTTGACCTTCCGGCACATGCATAAAAACGTGACGATAAGCTTCAACGAGTTGTTTTTGTGTCGTCACTCTTGGGCAGCCTGACTGATCTGACTGACTTTCAGTGCAGCATCAGCAGCCTGCGGAGCCGCAGCCAATAACTGCTGGGCCTGTTCCTGCTGCGAACGTTGTTCACGTTGCGCATCGATGTCGGTTGCACTCTTTAAGATACGCTGTGGCACACCGTTTACGTCTGCCAACACACGCGTAATTTCATCAAAGTCAAAGTTATCCATGACGCTCGGATCAACCGCAGCAATCGGCTGCACCATTTCCAACGTCCGCAAGATACCTACGCCCTCTTCACTCTTCATTGCGCGAGACAACGGACTGACGTACTCAATTTTGTAATCTGCTTCCTGCAACACTTCTGGTACAGGTGGCAGCAATCCTTGGTCAGCCAGAATTGTGATCTCACGTTCGATCAACGGCCCAAGCATCTCCGATTGTTGGCGACCAACCGTGGGCGCTAACAGCGCCCCCTTCTCTTGGGCGCGCTGCAACACTTCCGTTGCCGTCATCTGCGGACTATCGACCAGTATTTGGAACAGCGTGACAAGGAACGCGTCGTTAATCGTCCGACGCCGCCGCTCCATCATTTCCTCACCAATGTCAGGACGCCCGCCTGTATTCAATGGCTGTATTGGTGGCTGCTGTCGTCCATCTAATCTTGCAAACGTTGCACCACCTGCACGCGTATTGACTGGCAGGATGACGCCGTCGTCCGCAATTAACAGAGGCGGATCGACAACCTTCTCGCCTGCGCGGATCGTGACGCGTGACATCTGGTTCAACATCTTAATGTCTGGCAAGACCAGCATGGCTGGGGAACGCCCGTACACTTCGCGGGATGTTGTGACGTAGCGACTAATTATATACGGGAAGTTCGTAAACCCACCTTCTTCAATTAGGGTTTTGGTTTTGCACTCATAGTACCCGCTCCCAAATTGCATGTTAACGCGGGTACGGTTTCCAACATCTCTATCGGAGCGCGGTGCGACAACATGAATAATTTCGACGCGTTCGTCTGGCTTGTCGTCTGCCTTGTCCATCATCTCCTTGGAGAAGTTGCCGTCTGGAAACATACGCAAGGCTTGACGCGCTGACACGTTCATACGCCGGTAGACCGTATCGATTATGCCGTGTTCATTTTCGGCAATAAACATGTCAGCTAAATGCACGGAGCGATAACGGAAACCACTGTCGCTCATCTCATCGACGTACACACCGCCCGTGCCAAACGCACCAAGACTTAAATAGCTTTCGTGCATTTGTGAGGAAAAGTTTGAACGTGGTGCGTAACGGTAATGGAACAGGATATTCTCTACTGCATCAAACCACCCAGCCACCTCTGGCACTTGGTTTAGTTCGATGTCGCTTGCCCGCAGCGTGTGCCACTTTGCGCCGCGCGGCGTCAGCAAACTTTCGACGGCAGCAGCAAAACGCTCCAATGCAAGGCCCGACGTTGCATCGAATACTTTCTGGGTTCTTTTGTCGCCAGCAGTCCGATCGCCAGTGAATTCGGCTGACCGGGGCAACACCCGTTCCGCTATTTCGTCCCAGTGCTGTTCCCATGTCCCGCGCGTACCTTTCATCCGCTCATAGCGTTTGAAAATCGCGTCTGTATCTTTGAAGTTCATTAGACCCCCAGCATCGTCGTGCGACGTATCGCATCGGCGTCTGTATTTCTTGGGACGCCCTGCATGATTGTGCGCCCTTGATATGTACCGCCACCGCTCGTTGACATCGCAGAACGTTGGGCTTGATCTAGCCGCGCGCCTAAAGACGACTGCGGCAGTCTCTTACCAGCGCTTTGCGGGCGCATACTGCCGCTAATCTGTTGATAGGTTTCGGGCGTACACATTACTTCTTTTTCTTTTTACTTTTTTTGTTCATCTTTTTTGGCGGACGGCCAACC